TTAGCTGCTGCCGTTAAATATGTTTTTAAAGTGGTCAAAGCTATCTGTTTCATTGTACCACCATCGTTTAGGACAAGTCTATCTGCATCAGCTAATGTAATACTTGATGCAGCAGTGTCACCGTCCATTATGTTTAGTTCTGCTGCAGTAGAAGCAATAGATGTACCTGCTATTTGCAAGGTTGTTGCATTCACTTCACCACTAGAACCATACACTACTCCTTTACTATTTACGATTGTACCTGCAGATGAACCGTCTAATAAGTTTAATTCAGCACCTGTAGATGTAACTGCTGTACCTGCATAGTTTAAATTACCTGCAGCTATATTAACTTCACCTGTACCTTTAGGTGATATATCAATGTCTATGTTACTATCGTCACCTGATGCTCCTACTACAATAGCACCGCCTGTAGCTGCATTTGTTACTTCTAATTGATTTACTGCAGAAGATGCAGTCTGTAACATTATTATTTCGTTACCGTTAGCATCGGCTATAAATCCACCATCTACAATTTTAGGAGCAGTAAGTGTTTTATTCGATAATGTTTGCGTAGTGCTTGCATAGTATGTATCTAATAAGTCTACATCAAAGTATTTCATAGCTGTAGCACTATTGTCATACATCAATATAGCATCATTATTAGCTATGGCAGTGCTTGTGTCTATACTTATAGCTGAAGCATCTGCTACTGTATTTAATTCTGCGCCTGTAGCATTAAGACCAGTTACATTTCTGTTGTCATCTACATATGCCTTAACAGATTGCTGTGTCGGTACAAGTGTAGCACTGTTGCTATCCATGCCATCTTCATCTACAAACGCAGTAATTGTTATTGTACCGTCACTTAAACTACCATACGTTATTGTGCCTGTAGTCGTTATGGCAGATGAACCGTTGTCTATTGAACCAAAACCACTTGTTATGCTACCACTATTTAGTGCTCCAACCGTTGTTGTACTTGAACCTATATAAGTATTTAAAGTGGTTAAAGCAACCTGCTTCATTGTACCATCGTCATTAACAACTATTCTATCTGCATCAGCTAAAGTTACACTTGAAGCACTTGTATCACCGTCCATAACATTTAATTCAGTGGCTGTAGAAGTTACACCATCTAAGATATTAAGTTCTGCTGTTGTTGCTGTCACACCGTCCAACAAGTTTAATTCAGCAGGTGTAGAGGTTATGGCTGTTGTCGTAGCTGCAGCTAATACAGGTATGTAACCACCCTGATTAATTAGATACTGAGTATGGTCGGCTGTAGGGTCTACAATACTAAGTGTTGTTTCATAAGCATCTGCTGTTGCTCCTTCAAACACAATAGCATTAGCTGCGTTCATAGTTACGGTATCTACGACTGTCTGTGTTCCAGTAACTGTTAGATTACCACCTATTGTTACGTTTCCTGTTGTAGTTACCGTATCAATATAAGCATCTTTAAAGTATAAAGACGATGTACCTAAGTCAACATCACTATCTGTAACAGGAGCAATCGCACCGTCTGCCATAGTAAATTGAGCAGTTCCACCTGCAGTAAATGCCATTGTATCTGTACCACTAAAATATAAACCTTGGTTAGTGTCACCTGTATTTGTAATTGAAGGTGCAGATGCAGAGCCATCAGGAAGAGATACTATCCCTGCTACTGTAACAACTCCATCAGCTAAAGTAATAAGGTCTGTATCATCTGTGTGACCTATTGTAGTACCATTTACTATTACGTTATCTACTGTAAGTGTAGTTAATGTGCCTACAGATGTAAGGTTAGGCATGGCTGTAATTTCATCATCAAAGTAAGCAGCTAAATCAGTTACAGCTACTTGTTTCATTGTGCCACCATCATTAAACACAACTCTATCTGCATCTGCAACTGTAGTGGACGTAGCAGATGTATCGCCATCTATAATATTTAATTCTGTAGCAGTTGCTGTTACACCGTCTAATATGTTAAGCTCTGCTGCTGTTGAAGATATAGCTGTACCATTTAAATTAATAGCATCTGTATAAAGAGTACCGTCAAAGTAGCCATCTTTAAATTCTAAAGAAGATGTACCTAAGTCTACATCATTATCTGTTACAGGAGCAATAACTCCATCTGCCATAGTAAACTGTGATGTACCTCCTGCACTAAAAGCTAATGTATCTGCTGCACTAAAGAATAGACCACAGTTAGTGTCACCTGTATTTGTTATAGAGGGTGCAGAAGCTGAACCATCAGGAAAAGTAAGAACGCCACTTAAAGCAGTAGCACCTGTTACGGTTAATGTACCTGCTATAGTGGCGTTTTCATCTATGTCTAATGTATCTATATGTGCTGTACCGTCAATGTATAAGTCCTTAAACTCTGCACTTGACGAACCTAAATCTATATCGCTGTCCGTTACAGGAACTATAGCACCATCTTGAATACGTATCTGTTCTACGGCTGCACTACTTACCTCTGTAAATATTCCAACTCTATTATTACTTGTATCTACTACAACCTTATTAAGAGCATCTACATCAGCTATAAGTCCTACATATGCACCTTCAGTAGATGTGCCATCGTGATTGTGTCCACCGCTAAATGCAAAGGCTGTAACGAGTGCATTAAGTTCTGCATTTATGGGAGCAGCTTTAACAACGGCACTCGCTGTAATATCTGCTGTGTTAGTTCTTGCGTAACCTGCCATTTATCTTACATCTCCTATTCCATATGTGACTGTGTATCCTTGTACACTATGACTTGCTTTAGTATCATCTGTAACATATTTAAAAGATACAGATTTACCTGACCCTGCAAATGTAGATGTTTTTACGGGTGAAGGATTACCATCATAAACATCTGTAGTGTCGTAAATAGCTATATTTGTACCGCTGTCATAAAAAGCTGCAACATTAGAATTAGTTACTGTTAAGTTATCGGGCGTTAAAACTTCAGTATTTTCATAATCATATGTAACACCTAATGATATTGTATTTTCTCCTTCGGTACTCATGTATGTAGATACACTATAATAATTTTTTCTTTGTTCGGGGTTGTCCATGTAAACAAATGGTGTTTTGTAAATACTCACTATGTTTCCTGTATCAAAGGCATTACCCGATTCTTGTTGAAATACCTTACCAGTTGAATCTCCGTGTAATACAAATTCATCTGTTTCTATATACCCACTATCTGCACATGTACAAATTATTCCTGAAAGTTGACCAAATTCAAAACTCATTTGTCCTTGATATTCTCTTAATGCACCAATTAATCCGTAAGAACCTGTAGAAGAAAATATGTATCTAAATTGTGATTTGGCTCTAATAATTACAGAAGTTAATGCAGTTAGTGTTTCATCATCAATTAAACCTTTTATAGTTTGTTGTATATTTTTAGATACTGTTTCTAAATTAACATCTCCAATTTTAGCTGTACCACCTATAGGTCTTATACCATCTGGCGCAAGAAATAATAAATCACCACCTAATTCTACTACACTATCTGTTGCAAGGCAACCTAAATTTGAAGTAACAGTTTCTAATCTAAAATCAGAATCATTATTTCCTACAAGTCTTTTTATTTGATTTTTACCAAATATATAAAGTACATTACGAAACTTTTTAATTGCTACTATTTCAAAACCTACATTTATTTCATCTGCACCATTAGCTTCAGAAAAATCTGTTTCTGCTGTAGGAGCACTAAAAGTTAACATACTAGGTTGTGCAGGGTCTCCTGCTATAAATAAATGTCTTTGAAATTCTTCTGCAAATTTAGGTTTGTAAACAACTGAAGAACCTCCTGATGTATATGTTGCACCCGTTATTTGTGTATATGTACTTCCATCATAAGTAGCTGCAGGATTAATACCATCTGTTAAAACTATCTTAGGCGTACCAAAATTAATTTCAGTAAATCTTACTTTACTTACACTTACCATTGTAGGTGAGCCACTTGTACTTACGGCTGTCCAACCTATAACTGCAGGTGCTGTACTTATTGTTGTATTTGTAGAAAAACTATCGTCCGATATTGCACTGCCATTTGTAAATACTGCAGAGGGTATTCTACCAAAATTTACTACAATAGTATTAGAACTCTTAGATATTAATGTTCCTGTTACACTTGTAGCAGTATCAGAATCTCCTGCACTTGTTCTTTCAGTTAAAGTTTGCCCTACTGTTAAATCAGAGTCTGAAGCTACATCAAATTGATAATAAAAATTCCACCAGTGTAAATAGTTATTTCCTGATGATGGAGTACGACAAGCAAATACTCCTTGATTTATTCCGTTAGCTACTGCTACACCTAATACTGAACCTGTTCCTGTTACTGTACCAAAATTATGTGCATACCCATTTATTTTTCTGTAGCCACCTTCTAAGTTAGGTTCATAATTAATTAATTGCGTAGCTGCACCAGAAGATTCTGCACCTAAAGATAATACATCTGCACCTGTATTTAATCCACCTCTGCAGACAGCTTTAAATGTCGATACTTGGTCTGCCATGTTACGAATCTATACTTAATACATTAGATGTTGTTCTAGACCTACTAATCATAGTAGACCTCATAACTAAAGGGTCATCTAATAATAATCTTCTCATAACTTTTATACCTTCTCTAAACTTTTGTTGGTGGATTTGAGCACTTTGTTCATTAGACCTAAATCGCATCATATAAGTCATAGCTCCATCTATAATAATATATTTAAAGCGGTCGGGTATAATCATTGTATCATCAAAATCTGATAAATCATCAGGGAATTTAAAATATACGTATTCTATTACATATGAATCATCGGGTATTGGAGTTACACCAAATTTTAATTCTGCTGTTTGATAAACAAAAGTAGGAGCAGTTCTACCACTACTCCCTGCTGAATCTTCTATTGTTCTGTAATTTTGAGTATAATTATCAAAAGAAATTGCAGGTAAAGCCATAGGTGTATTGCTTGCGCTACTTAATTCTTTTATATAAAAGGTATCCCAATCTACGCTAGCTAAATCACTAGGAAATGAATATGTTCCTGTTCCTGCTGTCATAGTTTGAGTTGTTGTAGTTTTTAAAAACGGAAACTGATGTCCGTCTTGTAAAATTTCTCGTATCGAATTATTAATTGCATCTTTAGATATAGCTTGAATATTTTTAGCTGTATCAAAACCATCTCCTGAAGTTGTAAATGTTACTTCGTTTAATCGTCTTAATAAATCATTACATAAAGTTATGTACGTTGTAGCCATACTAGCTCCTTGTTAAGCTAACTTACTCATTTCTAATACAATCCAATAAAAATCACCACTTGAATGATTTGCTGTTGTAACCATAATATCTCCTGTTGGAGATGATGCATTATTTCTTAATCCACCAAAGCCTGTAAAGTCAAATTCTCCGTGACTATCTTTTAAATGAATAGCCTCTACATCTGTTGACGCATCCCATAAAAGTTTAACAGACATACCACTATTATTATACCAAATTTTATCTATTGAAACTTCTGAACAAGTAGTTGCTGTTGTACCGTCTATTGGATTACCGACAGTAAAAGAACTTACATCAACTTTTTGAACAGCACTCTCACCTGTACCATCACTTGTATTTGTAAATTTCATTATGAGTTTAGATGGGCCATTAACAATAGTTTGACTTGTAACTGTATCTGCCATATTTTAAATTCTCCCCATGTTAAAAGTGAGGGCAAGTTTTCCTGCCCCCACTAATAATGTTAAGCCAACTGGTCTCTATCAACCGTATCAGCTCGTCCTGATGCACCTACATCATTACAGTCAATTACGCAAGCATATACTCGTAATCGTCCTGTAGCAGGAGCTGCACCTGCAATCAAACAGTCAATCGTATCATCAGAAGATACAAATTGAGTGAATGTTGAAGCTGCACCTGTAGTAACGTCATTTGACTGTCCATTTGAGCCTTCGGCACAAAACCCTGTTGAGGTAATGTCAGCACCATCAATGATGTCATCACCTGCAGCAAAGTCCATGTCTAAAGTACAACTTCCAGTAAATGCTTTCTCTACTTCAGCACCTGCGAAAAGAACTAGTGTTCCTGCAGGAATTTCAAGTAGTTGAAAGATGTCACCGTCTGCACCAGAATACCCTTCTGCTACGAGTGCGTCAATGTCCAAGTAGGCTTGAATCATACGCATTGCACCCATACCAGTTTGGGAAGGTAACGCTGCTATAGAGTTGGAAGAAACACCAGTGGTGTCTGAAGATGTCATATCATATGTTGCCATTTTCTAATCCCCCCTATATCTTAGACACATAATACGCCCTAGTCAAAGCTTCGGGTCGTAATATTTTGCGTCCATATAAATGCATACCTCTAACAATGTCTGCAAACGAATCAGGGTCACGGTAAGTTTCCGTTTTGTTGATTTGTTCTGCAGATGCTACTGCCGAGCTATGCCCTGCACAAATAACTCCGTAATGGGAACTTCCAGACGATGTAGTACCAGTTGGTCCATTACCTACAGATGGCAGGTTGTTTGACATATACACTTTAAATCCGTGTATATTGTTAAAGACAAGTCCGTTCTGCAATCCAGAACCACCAAAGTCAGCATCCATCAAACGTGAATCCTCATCTTTAAGTAACTCTGCAAATACAGGGTCAATAACTAGCCATCTTCCACTTGAGTCAACAAACTGTTGGTCAAGCTTACGAGACATTCTAGCTATAACGGATAGTGGAGTTGCTTCAGCAGTTGTGGTATTTAAGCTGTCTCCACCTGCTCTTGGTTTAACGATAATAGAGTTACTTGCAGTACCTCCATTAAAATCGTTTGCGTCAACAAGCATGGACGCTAACAGTTCGTTTGAAGCTGCTGAAGATACAGCTTTAGTACCTGAAACGGTAGTATTAGCTGTTCCTGCAACAGTGCTCAAAGAAGACTGCTTGAATCCAGTCATGTAGCCAAGAACTTCTTGGTCGAATTGGTCTGCTAGTCGGTATGCAGCCCGATCACTCGCAAGACTTTGGAAATTGACATGTGAGTGAGCTTCTTCAATGTCATCGACTTTAAACGCAAAATAGTTTGCTTTGTCGACAACAAGGCTGAAGTCCTCGTCATCCAAATCCTGTGGAGTAATTTGAGCACCACGTGCATACTCTTTCACAGTGATTTCAGGTTCTTTGATAATCTTAACGGTATCGCCCATACCCGAAA